ATGCTTATGCTTGAAGCCAAGATTGTCAATGTGTTTTCCACCAAGTCGTTTACCGACAAAACTACCGGCGAAGTAACGCCTCCCGGCCATAAAGCCCAACTCTACTATGAAATGCCTGGCGGCGCCGATGGTTCCGAAAAGCGCATCGTCCTGGATGACTTCAACGTGCGCGATCAGGGCACCGCCTACTTGAAGGCGGTTGGCAAGACGGTGCGCATCCCGGTCGGTGCGATGGTTAACGATAATGGCAAGGTTCAATTTTTCATCCCGCGCGGCGGTCTGCCGACTGTAGTTGGCCAAGCTGGCCAAGCCGCGCAAGCTTAAATGTTCCTCCCAAAGCTCCTTTCGAGCTTTTCCTCTGCCAAAGCGCGGAGGTTTTTTGATGCGCCTTCCCTTAACGCTGCCCCGCAGTCGGGCGATCTCCTTTCTGGGAATCTAGGTGAAGGTGCATCAAAAAACCTGTTTTCTCTCAAAGTTGATATTTGTCGGCTTCTGGTGTCCGGGTCGTATGTAATACCCGGACAAAGTCCCATGGGTGGGACTTCATGCTAATTGACTGGCTAACACTCCGTCACCCCCTCACCCCTGCTTTGGGAACGTATGTGCATGAAAAAATAAGGGATTGCATGGGTTTGACGGTTTGCATCAATGCCGATGGTTCCGAGAGGTGGAAAAAAAATAATCTGGACATTGAAAAGCTGCGTTCCGATTTTCAAGGTCTGTTTTGGTCTATCACCAACGATGGCGAATCTCAGCAGTATTTGACCATCGGTGCCAGTCCATCCAGTCTCGAATTCGGCGGCGTGAATGTGTTTGGCTCGCTTGATATTGAATACGGCGCGCAAATCCTGCTTAAGCATGCCCGGAAAGCCTTGTCGTCGATTCTCCCCTCTTTTGAGCAATGGCAATGTAGGCGCATTGACGTGACGTGCAACTATGACCTTGGCAACGTCTCGCAGGTCAAACAGGGTTTGCGCCTGCTGCTGTCCACCGATGCGCCTCGTCGTCGCACTAACTCGGACAGGAAAGGCGGCGATACGGTGTACTGGAACCCGTCCTCTGACCTGCGCGCTGGCAAGGCTTACCACAAGGGCGCGCACTTGCGAAAAATGGTCGGGCGTGGCGATTGCGAATGTCCGGAAGATTTGCTGGACAAGGCTGACAACCTGTTACGCCTTGAATTGAAGCTTGGCGCGCGCTGGCTTCGTCGTCTCGAAAAGGTTTGGCACAAATTGACCGAGGCCGAACTTTTGAACGAACACCAGACTTTTTTTGGTGCGCTTATTGGTGAAGGATTGGAGGTTAAGGACATGGGAACATTGCTCAAGGAATTGGAAAAGGTTTGTTCTACTCCCGGGCGCGCTCTGGCTGCGCATAAGACCTTCTCGCTCATCAAGTCGATGGGTTACACCCAGACAAAGGAAAGCACTCCAAAAGCTACATTTATGCGTCATTGCGCTGACCTGCGCGCTGCCGGTATTTCCTCTGCTGAACTCTGCGCCGGTGAGATTATCCCGTTTCGTGTTCGTAAAATGATACTCGCTGAGCCGGTGCGCTGGTGGGACGAAATCAAGAGGGTTGCATGATGCCTACCCGCCCTCTGTTATCAACTTTCGACGTTTGGATGCTGTCTATCTGGTACGGCCTGATCGGTGTCGGTCTCGGCATGGCTTTTACAGTTGCGGCTTTTTACATATTGTTGAGGATGGCTTGATATGGCTGCTACTGGTTTTCTCGTGCATGGTATCTGTGCAAAGGACAGCACCACCGCGCTGTATGCGCTCGGTCAAGCTTTCCCTCAATTCCTCGGCTCCACTCCGCCGGTCATGTGCAATCTCGCCGGTCAATCGTTCACCGCGCCGAATACTTTCTCTCAAACGGTTTCCTGCCACGACCTGACCGGCGCGCCTCAATACCTTTTTGTGCATCCGATTTCTCTCCCTATGTGTGACCCGCTGCTTGCCGGTGTCACGCTTTCGGACATTTTTTCTACTCCGCCCACAATTGACGTTTCGGCGGCGTGGATGCTTGGTTTCGCACTACCCATGACGTTGTATCTGGCGGCCTGGGGGTTCGGAGTAGTGGTAAATATGTTCAAGTCACACCACTAAACAACGCGCTGGACGTTTTCCAGTTTGCCGGATAACTACCGGCCTTTTAAGGAGTTTCAGATGGACTTTACCGCTATTACTGCCGTGTTTGACACGGCTACCATCATTGCCGCAATCGCGGCTGTTGCTGCGATCAAAGTTTTGCCCGGCTTTACCAAGTGGGGCTATTCCAAAGTCACCAGCATGTTCCGTGGCTAAAAAATCGGGGGGCGTTCGCGCTCCCCTTTTTTGACTTAAATCAAAATGCTCTGGCTCTTCGGTTTCTTTTTGCTCGGCTCGATCTGCGCGTGGGCTGTCATTATGGGCTTGGAAAATGCCTAAATCCGCTCGTGCTTTTTTCTTCTGGTTCGGCCTGTTTACTATCTCCTTTTTGGTGATGTCTAATCCGGTTCGTGCTGAAACGATTCCTGCAACATTTACATCGACAACACCTGTTTCTGGTGGTGTTAAATGGAAAACGAACGCTGACGCCTTTTCTGCGAGTTACTCCGCCACTACTAGTTGCGTTGTTTGGTTTTATGCGTGGTCTCAGCAGGCTTCCTATAATAATCCTCACGTTGTTTTTTCTTCGACTAGCGTTTCAACAGGAAAGTCAGATTATATTTGCAAGGCATATTTGAATTCGACTGGTGCGCTTGCCACCGTCCGCGCGACTACTTCTTATGAGTCTGGCACGGCTGTTTGCTCTGCTCCTTTAACTTTTAATGCTGCATCTAATACATGTGAGGGCTATTCCTGCCCTGCTGGTCAAAACTTCACTTTATCTGGTCAAAGCTGTTCGCGTCCTGATTGTGTGACGCCTGAGGTGCGCAATCCTGACACGGGCATTTGTGAGGCTCCGCCGGTTGTGTGTCCAACTCTTGATGCTGGCGGTTCGTCTGTTTATTCCGGTTATCAGTTTGTGTCTGTGCCATCTGGCGTTGACCCTAATTCACCCATGAATGATATTTGTGACCCAAATAACTGTGCAGTCAATATCAACGTGGTGACGTCAATTTTTGGTGTTGCGTTGGTGCGTAAAGTTCCGGCTGTCTATGCGTGTCCTGCTTCACCTCCTGCGCCTCCGGCTTTGCCTGCCACATTAACGGTGACATTTGTTTCTGCTGCTGCGCCTGAAAAAACCAATTTTGATGCGGTTGTTGCTGCTGCCGCTGCTGTTGATGCTGCCAAAACTGCACAAGCTCAGCAGGATGCCTATATTGCCAAAGTGGTTGCCGATGGTATTGCGGTAAAAATGGCGGCTGATACTGCGGCTTTAACTGCTGCAATTGATGCACAAAAGCTTTTGGCTTCCGAAGTACGGCGAAAGGCCGGGGAGGTTGTGGCCGACCCGTCTGTGACAAATCTCAACAATTATAATAATGCCGTTTCAAACTATAACAATTCAACAACGGTGGTCAATCAATCCATGACGCAACTTCGCAACGATTATGCGGTTCAGGTTGCGAACAGTAACAATGCGGATGCTTCCGTTTTTGATGCGAATGCGGTCAATGCTCAAATTGACGCGTTACAGGCGGCAATTGCGACTAGCGCACAGGCTTTTGACGCGGCTTCTGTTAATGCTGGCATTGGTGATAATGCTGCGCTGGTTGCGCAATTGTCTGCGGCCTCTGCTGCTCTTGCTCAATCTCAGTCTGACCTTGCCGCGGCCTCTGCGCTTGCTACTCAATCCGCGGTTGATATTGCTGCTACAGCAAGCTCGCTGCGTGATACTGCTGCGGTTATTGAATCCATTGTCAGCAATCAGGGTGGTCTTCCACCGCCCGTTGCTCCGACCGAGCTACCTCCGTCCGATGGTTCTTTGACTCCTTTTTGTGTTGACAATCCGACCGCGTCGGCCTGCGTTGTGCCAGAAACAATTGATTGCACTGTCACGCCAAATGCGCCTGGCTGTCAGTCAATGTCGGGCACTCCTACTGTCGGCACTCTGGCTATTTCTGGCGTGTATGTTGCCGGGACTTTGAACGAGGGAAAAACCTTTGCGAATGTTTTTGACAATTTCAAGTCTCGTGCCAGTGCTGCGCCGGTCATTGCTGCTGCTACCAGCTTTTTCAGTGTCACGGTTGCCGGTGGTAGCTGTCCGTCATGGTCGACCGAAGTGCCGATGTTCGGTACGTTCGTTTTTGACTTTTACTGCCGTCCATTTTTTCAGAATTTATTGCCGTGGATGCGCGGCGTAATTCTGCTTATTTTCGGCGTTGTTGCGTTTCGTATCGCGGTTTTGTAAGGGGCAATCATGGAATGGCTTTCGACTAAAATTGACAATATGCTTTCGTGGCTCGGCGCGGCGTTTCTTTCGTTGCTGACCGGGCTTATGGATTTTTTGAAAGACATTGTAGTTTGGGTTTTGGATGGCATCCTTTCTGCGCTCGTCGCGCTCATTGAATTGATACCGGTTCCCGATTTCATGTCTGGTGGCTTGACCGGCCTTTTTTCTGCGTTGCCGCAGTCGCTGGTTTATCTTTTGGTCGAAACTGGTCTTGTCGCTGGTCTCGCTGTTGTCGGTGCTGGTGTGGCCTTCAATCTGACGCGCAAGATCGTAACGCTCGGACAATGGTGATCGTATGACTATCTGGTTTCACGAAGGGTTGCCCAGGTCGGGCAAGAGCTACGAGGCCATGGTTAAACATGCGCTCCCGGCGATACAAGCCGGCCGGCATGTCGTAACCAACATCAAGGGCGTTAATTGCGAGAAGATCGCAGAAGTTTTGGATTTGCCTGTGCAGGAAGTTGAGTTGCTTGTTACGATTATTCCGTGGGACAAAACCACTGACTGTTACCAGTTTGTGAAAAATGACTGCTTGTTGCTCCTGGATGAAGTGCAGGATTTTTGGCCGGCTACTCGTGACCGGCTCGGCAAAGAAATTACCGAATTGATAACCCAACATGGCCAGCGTGGCCTTGACATAATCTTGATGGGTCAAAGTTCAAAAGATTGTCATGCTCTCTGGCGGCGGCGTATAGACAAGCTGGTTTTTTTCGTTATGAAAGATGCGGTCGGCAAATCTTCCGAATATGCCTGGTCGTTGAGCAAGCAAGTTTCGCCGGACAAGTTTTCGAAGATTAACGGCGGCGGCGGTCGGTATGAATCAAAGTATTTTGGGATTTATTCGAGTCATGTGCCAGGTGCGAATAATAAACAGGCTTATTCTGACGATCGTGCCAACATCTTCAAGCGTCCGTTGTTCAAGTATGGTTTCCCGGCTGCCGGCCTGATTGGGCTGTTTGCGGTTTGGTATGTTGTACATTTTTTTACTTCGCCGGGCGACATTATTAAACCTGCGGAGGCTGTTGTTGTTGTTCCTGCTGCTGCCGTTCTTTCGGCTGCTCCTGCTCCTGTCGCTACGATTGCTGCTGTTGATATTGTGCCCGTGCTTCCGCCTTTGCCTTTGCCTGCACCGGTCGATTTTGTCGAAGAGTTGTTTCGTGATTACCGTCCGCGTCTCTCTGCTTACCTTCAAGGCGTTGACAAGCTGTTTGGCAAGATTGAATTTTTTGACTCTGCCGGCCAGCATCGCCGTGAAGTTTTAACCTTCGCCTCACTGCGTGAATTCGGCTATGAGATCGAGGTCAAAGAATACGGCGTTCTTGTCACAAAGGCGGGAAAGTCTTTTCCGGTCACGTCCTGGCCGTTGTTTGACACGTTCGGGCAGGTTCCTGAGCGTTTGCGCAGTTCCCCCTCCATCACTGGTTCTGGCGAACCTAACACCTAACCCCGCTGGCTGAAAGCTGAGGTACGAAGCTTTGCCAGCGGGGTTGGTTTTTCCCTGTTTGTCCACAGATTAGTCATGGAAAACTTCCCTTTTTCTGCAAGCGATTTTGCTTTTAGGTGCAACGCTATTGGGGTCTGCTCTTGATCGTGCTGTTCTTAGGGACGATTGGCTTCGGCCATTGCGCCGTTGACTTTGGCACTATCCCGCATGGGATATTTGTCAACCGGCTATAAAGGTTTCCGGCGCTCGCGCCGCACTGAGCTTAGTGTAGACCCCCCTTATCCTCCTGCAAAGCCGCTTTTGCCTTTTGGTGAAACTCCATTGTGCTGTTGGCTGTTCTCTGTTGGCTTTAGGGACGAAGTGCCGCGTCCATGCCCCCGCATATATATGCAAGAGCGGCGTTTTTGTCTGTCCACGTTTCGCAGCTTGCCGGTGCGTTGCCTGCGGCTGCATCATTGAATCCCATGTTATAAGCGGCTTGAAGTTGTAGCGGAAATTCTCTTGCTTTTTTTGCTCTCATTTTTGCCATGCGTGCGGCGGCGGTTTTGTCCTTTTTTGCAGTAATCAAAAAATCAACGGTGTGGCTGTTAGTGGCGTCTTTCAT